CTTGTTTGAAGGAATGTACTGATGACTTATCTACAGTTAGTTAATAACGTACTTAGGAGGCTTCGTGAAACAGAAGTTACCTCTGTGCAGACCACGGCATACAGTAAGCTCATTGGGGACATCGTTAATGACGCTAAGAACCTCGTGGAGAACTCGTGGGACTGGTCAGCACTCAGGACTACACTTACGGTAACGACTACTGCTGACGTGTTTAACTACGCACTCACTGGTAGCCAGAATAGTATCAAAGAGTTGAACGTCCTGAATGACACGTCTAACTTCCTTATGAGCTACCAGACAAACAACTGGTTTGACGAGGCTTACTTGATTGCTGAGCCACGCACTGGTTCTCCTGAGTACTTTACGTACAATGGTGTGAACTCTAGTGGCGACACACTGGTGGACTTGTATCCTAAGCCGGACGGTGTTTACTCATTACGTTTCAACTGCGTACTACGTAATCCTGACTTAAGTGCTGACAGTGACACACTGAAGATACCAACGATGCCTGTGCTTCACTTAGCGGTAGCACTAGCAGCACGAGAACGTGGTGAGACTGGTGGTACTTCGACTCAAGAGTACTTCCAGATTGCTAACAAGTACCTGTCAGACGCTATTGCACAGGACGCTGGCAGACACCCAGAAGAAACAATCTTCTATACTCCGTAAGGCGCATTTGTATGGCACAGGAACTCAAAAGCATTAATCTTGTAGCACCAGCGTTCAAAGGAATTAACACCGAAGACGCACCGCTGGCACAAGATCCGTCTTTTGCTGAAGTTGCTGACAACGCAGTGATCGACAAGCGTGGGCGTATTGCTGCACGTAAAGGCTACAGTTTGCTTACTCAGGCTGCGTTTGAGTACGTCGTAGTGGACGACACCACAGGTTTTCAACCAGGTGAAACAATCACTGGAGGCACGTCAGGCGCTACAGCAACGATTACAGAAGTGTACAACGGGACTGTGTTGCTTATTGAGGACACTCGTTCAGGGACCTTCAGTGCGTCTGAGACGCTCACTGGTGGCACTTCTGCAACAACTGCTACGTTTTCTTCTACGCAGACTAGCGCAGATCTTTCGACAAACCCGATACGAGCAATCAAAGAATTTAGGGACGACGCTGGTAATATTAAAGTATTCTCAGTAGGCAACAATAAGATCTTAAGCGGTACAGAGACGCTTGTTGACGAAACGCCCAGTGGCTACACAGTTTCTGACGATAACTGGAAAATGGTTACGTTCAACGACAAGATCTATTTCTTCCAGAGTGGACACGAGCCTCTAGTGTATGACAGTACGTCAAAAGCAGTAGAAGAACTAAGCTCTGTCTCCGGTGCTGCTGGTGTGTCTCTGACGATGTACGGCAATGAAGCTCTGGCTGCTTATGGCCGATTGTGGACTGCTGACTTTGCTACAGAGAAGTCAAAGATTTACTGGTCTGATCTTCTGATAGGTCAGGACTGGTCAGGCGGTACGTCAGGATCCATCGACATTGCTAAAGTCTGGCCTGATGGGTACGACGAGATTGTAGCACTGGCTGCACACAACGGCTTGCTGATTATCTTTGGTAAGCACAGTATCGTAGTGTACAAAGGTGCCGAAGCTCCAGCATCAATGGAACTATCGGACACAGTAGCTGGCATTGGTTGCGTAGGTAGAGACACTGTGCAGTACACTGGCTCAGACGTTCTCTTTTTGTCTCAGACTGGCCTTAAGAGTTTCGGTAGAACAGTACAAGAGAAGTCAATGCCTTTAACTGCTTTGTCCTCTACGATTACTAAAGACATCATTCAGCTGATTAATGAAGCAAATGAGTTGTACAAATCAGTGTACCATCCAGAAGAAAACTTCTACTTACTGACATTCAGCAACCAGGACATGACGTACTGTTTCGACATAAGAGGTACATTGGAAAATGGTGCTTACAGAGTAACACGTTGGCCCGGCACTGGATTCAAGTGTTACGAAAGCAGAGACAATGGTGACTTGCTCATTGGCAACACCAGTGGCTTTGGTAGGTACACTGGTTATCAGGACAACGGTAATTCTTACGCCTTCAAATATTTCAGCCCTGAACTATCTTTTGGAGACCCGTCTAAACTAAAGTTCCTCAAAAAGATCAGACCTACGATTGTAGGAGGTAGCGGTCTTAATATTTTGTTTAAGTGGGACTATGACTTTGGTTCTGCTTACAACTCAGAATTTATTACGCTCAGTAGCCAAGCAACGGCTGAGTTTGGTGTAGACGAATTTAACATAGGTCAATTCTCAAGCGGTGTTCTTACGTCTAAACAAGCAATTAACGCTAATGGCAGTGGTGGAACTTTGAGCATTGGTTTAGAAACGGACATCAATGGTGGACAATTATCTTTACAGGAAATCAACATACTTGCGCTGGTAGGTAAAACAATATGAGCAACTACACTAAACTTACTGATTTTGCCTCTAAGGACGCATTGTCTTCTGGAGACGCCAACAAAATCATCAAAGGAACTGAGTTTGAAACTGAGTTTGACAACATTGCTACGGCAATAGCAACTAAAGCAGACACTGCTAGTCCTACGTTTACTGGGACTGTAACAATGGCTGGTTTTGCGTTTACTGGTACGTTGTCAACTGGTACTATTGACGGAGGGACGTACTAATGCCTGAATTACCGGATTGGGTTAAAGGTTTACTGGGTGGCGTAGGAGCAGCAGGTGGTTTAGGGCTTGCAAAAGGCGCTTATGACGAGCTAGGTCGTATTGGAGAAAAAGGCTACGCAGAGTTAGCAGGAGAAGGTGGGCTTGCAGAAAAACTCCAAGGTATGCTGGAGTTTCAGCCATACACCGTAACGTCTGCTACTGGTGGTCAATTCGGTATGCGTAGAGACCCAACGACGGGTCAGATGGTGTATGAACTACAGACTTCTCCAGAAGAACAGGCGCTGCAACAACAGCAACTAGCGCGTGCACAGGAGTTCTTTGGACAAGCTGCGATGCCCGTAGCCCAACGTGAGCAGGACGTATATCAGCGTATGCGTGCAGCCATGTCTCCTGAAGAAGAAAGACAAAGACTTGCACTAGAACAACGCTTGCAGGCACAAGGACGTCTAGGAGTTACTACTGGCATGTTCGGTGGGACACCAGAGGCTTTGGTGTTGGCTAAAGCTCAGGAAGAAGCCAGAAATGAAGCAATGTTGAACGCTATGCAGTTCGCAGGTCAAGAGCAACAACGCTTGGCTGGCTTAGGTACAGGTATGTTAGCTGCTGGTTACGTACCACAAGCTCAGTTAGTTGGCGCATTGCAGCCCGGAATGACTGCTGCTGAACGTCAGCGTCAAGCTATAGCCCAACAAGCGGGTGCTTATGGTGAAACATACGCTAGTGGTCTGGAGGCACTTTTGACTGCAGCACAAGCACAAGCTAATCTTGCTGGTGGTTTAGGCTCCAGTATCGCAAATACGGCTTTAGGTGGGCTGTTCTCAATCTAAGGAAGAAAACATAATGGCTAAATTTTCACAACAGTTCTTAGCTAACTTAGGTCGTCCTCAGTTTGCTGAAAGCCTCTTTGGTTTAGGAAGGACTATTGGCGGTATTCCTCAGCAAATGCAGGAAAGACAAAAGCAACAAGAGTTTAACAAGTTGATGCAACAGGCTCAAGGTGCACAAGCTGCTGGTGATATCACAAGTATGAAACTTTTGTCACAGCAGTTGTCTGCTGCTGGTTATACCCAGGAAGCTGGGCAGCTTATGCAGGCTGCCGTAGAGCTGGAGAAAAAAAATAAGCAGCAAGAAGCTGTTTCAGGTTTATTTGAAGGAACTCCAACAGAAGAAACTGTAATGGCTGCGGCAAAACAGTTACTAGCTACTGGTGATGTTGAAGGAGCTATACGTCTTAGAGAAAAAGCCGTATCTTTAGGCCAGACAGAAAAAGCTAGACAGGCAGGAACTGCAGCCATACAACAAGAACTTCAAGGATACATGATGGATCCTAAAGCTTCTCCAGAAGTAAAACGAATGGCTAATCAAGTATACCGTGGTTTTGTGGCCGGCCGTATGCAGCCTGAAGCTGTAGAACAACAGATGAAAAACCTAAGAACTCTTGCTCAGCCAAGAACCACAGGAAGCATGGCTGCTCCTCAGATTGTTGAAGTTCAACGTAAAAATCCTAAAACTGGAGAAATAGAAAATATAAAAGTAGAAAGAAGATTCAATGCTGTAACTGGAGAACGTGAAGAAGAACTACTGGGTTTTGTAATTCCTGAAGAAGCAGACGAAGTTAAAGAGTCTACTACCTTGCTTAAAATTGAAAACACTTTGACACAAGAAGTTAGAGAAATCTCC